GCTGACCAACCTTGCAGTTTTGCAGCAAACCCAGCAAGCCCCGCAAGCCTCTACAGGAAAAATTGCCTGCAAGCCTCAAAAGCCTCTCTCCTTTTATTTATAGCAAGGGAAGGGCTAAGAGCCTCCTGCCTCCTTAATCTGATAGAAAAAAACTTAGTGATGTGGGGTGACTAACATTGAACTTCAGCCAGTAGCTGAACAGCTGCCAGATGCTCCCGGGACTTTTGTGGCTCCGCCCACTAGGTCACTGGGGCGGGTCAGCGGTCAAGCTAAACAAAGGAAGTCTGATTTCCTGCCAAAAGGTGAGCAGATTTCCTCCCTGGGAGTTTTGGGATTTTTTCAACCTTATGCCCCAGGCATGCCCAACCATTCAGCCTTGAGGCTGGGCTGATTTTTTCTGGTAATCAGCTTTTTTGATAAGCATTTTATCCTGAATTGACCCGATCAAGTTCCTGTTTCTCATGCCAGCATTTATGTTTTCCAGATCTCCCAGAAACCTTCGCTGTCCTCGGCTGAACTTTAAGCTAATCAAACTCGGCTTTAAGTAAGTGTCTCTTTTCTCTTTTTTATAGAAATGGGAGGCGTTTTGTCAATAATTGTGGACATTATTGAATTGACAGCAGAAGTGACTGCTGCAACAGGATTTTCTTTGGAAGCAATTATAAATGGTGAAGCCCTTGCAGCTGTGGAAGCCCAGTTATCTAGCCTCGCCACTGTTGAGGGGCTTAGTGGAGTTGAAGCACTGGCCTCCTTGGGGATAACAACTGAACAATACTCTTTTTTAACTTCTGTACCGGGGATGTTGTCAAATGCTGTAGGCCTAGGTGTTGTTTTTCAAACTGTTTCAGGTGCCAGTGCTCTTGTGTCAGCTGGAATTGCCACCTCATATGCCAAAGAAGTATCTGTTGTAAACAGAAATATGGCTCTGGTTCCCTGGAGAGACCCTGATTACTATGATATTCTGTTTCCTGGTGTACAATCCTTTTCCTATGCAATCAATGTTGTAGCAGATTGGTCTGGAAGTTTGTTTCATGCTATAGGAAGATATATTTGGGATACTGTGACTTCTGAGGCTAGGAGACAGATAGGACATGCTTCAAACCAAGTAATTGTAAGAGGTACCCATGCTTTTCAAGATTCTCTTGCTAGAATTCTTGAAAATGCAAGATGGGTGGTTCAGGCTGGGCCTACCAACATATATAATTTTCTTGATAATTATTATAGAGAGTTGCCACCTGTGAATCCTCCTCAAGCCAGACAAATGTATAGAAGGCTGGGACAAAAATATAGGTTTGCCAGAGAAGCCTATCAAATCCCTGACAGATATAATCTTGCAAATTCAGAAACAGAGTCAGGAGAAACAGTAGAGTTCTATAAACATCCTGGAGGAGCTAATCAAAGAGTCACACCTGACTGGATGCTTCCTTTAATTCTAGGCCTTTATGGAGATATAACTCCTACGTGGAGCACATACGTGCATGAAATAGAAGAAGAAGATGAGTCCCAAAAGAAAAAGAGGAGGAGATACTAAGTCCAAATGCAGCCCCTGTCCCACTGTAGACAAATGTCCCACTCGCACCAAATGTTCTGCACCCCCTGCCCCCGTACCCAAACTTATAGTAAAAGGAGGGGTTGAAGTTTTGAATGTGATTACAGGCCCTGACAGTATTACTACAATAGAGGCTTTTCTAAATCCTAGAATGGGAAATAATAAGCCTGATGATGAAGATTATGGATTTAGTCAGAATATAACTGTTGCTACCTCTTCTACAAATGATAAGCCTCCACAATCTGAGCTGCCATGCTACAGCTGTGCGAGAATTTCTCTACCTCTTCTAAATGAAGATCTCACCTGTGCATCTTTGCAAATGTGGGAAGCTGTGTCTGTGAAAACAGAGGTGGTGGGAATCAGCAGTTTGGTAAATGTGCATAGTGCTGCCAAGAGAGATTCAGATCAAGGCCCTGCTTTGTCTATTGAAGGCCTCAATTACCACATGTTCGCAGTGGGGGGCGAGCCTCTGGAATTGCAAGGCCTTGTGATGAATTACCACACTGATTATGCTGAAAACCAAAGTAAAGTAATTTCAATTAAAACTGTGACAAATACTGACATGACAAAAGAAAACCAAGTGCTTAAAACTTCTGCCAAGGCAGTTTTGGACTTGGATGGCTTGTACCCTATTGAAATTTGGTGCCCAGACCCCTCCAGAAATGAAAATACCAGATATTTTGGGTCTTTTACTGGAGGTAATACCACCCCCCCTGTTTTGCAGTTCACAAATACAGTAACCACAGTTTTGCTGGATGAAAATGGCATTGGTCCCCTGTGTAAGGGTGATGGTCTTTTTCTTAGCTGTGCAGATATTTGTGGCTTTTTTACAAACAATGATGGGCACAAGCAGTATAGAGGCCTCCCTAGATATTTTAGTGTTACCCTCAGGAAAAGAAGTGTGAGAAACCCCTACCCTGTAACTTCTCTTTTGTCTTCTCTTTTCAATAGTCTAATGCCTAAAATAAAGGGGCAACCCATGGAGGGGGATCAGGCTCAAATTGAAGAAGTGAGGGTCTATGAGGGGACTGAGGGGGTAAGTGGAGACCCTGATATGAGAAGGTTTATTGATCAGTTTGGACAAAAAAGAACAGAACCACTTACTCAATGAAGTGTTTGTTTATTTTGCATGCATATGTAAACAATAAACATATATAATAAACAGTTACTGAGTATAATTTCCAGAGTCTTGTTCATTTTCATCCTCTACAACTAATCCATACAATGGGTCCAGCCCTAATCTTATGTTTTGCAACATAGTATGGAATCTCTCAAGTCCACATTCCTTGTTTAAAATATCTTTCCAATATTTTACATCAGCTTCTAACTCTGGTACAAAAGAACTTACAGGAAGAAACCATAATAACATAAGTACAAGGGTCATGCCACTTTGCAATACTCTATGTTTAAGCATATCAGCATTTTTTTCTAAAGAAATTCTTAAAAACTCTTTACTAGGAAAATTAAGAACTAAGGCAAATCTTACAAACAAAGTTTGAGGCAGTAAATATTCATTGCAGGTTACAATGCAGGGAGGAAATATTTGTGATCTTTTATTCATGTGTTTCTTTTCAAGGTTTACCTTAACTGCTCCATCCATATAATCCCTCATATTATCTAGGTTATTTATACCTTGCCCAGGTTGCAGAGACTTGTTCATACTTATTTGCCCTTTTACATCTTCAAAAACTATAGCAAACTGGTCTATTGCACAGCCTAGTTCAAAGGGCAATTTTTCAGGGGGGCAATTAACATTAAGAGCTTTCCCATCTATTAAATCCATAAAAGCTGCAGCTAGACTAGTCTTGCCTGTGTTGACAGGGCCCCTAAATAAAATATTTCTCTTTTTAGGAATGTTTTCTGTGAGGAGCTGTAAAATTTTCATCACCAATTCTTCAGCATTTTCAAATAGACAGGAGTACCAGGCCACTCCAGCCATAAATTGTAGTAGTTTAATTTGACCTATGTCCCTTAATTTTTCAAGCTGTATTTTCACTTTTTCAGCTAATAATTCTTCTCTTGTGGACTCTATAATTTTTAGTCTTCTTTTAGCAATTACAACATCTGCGGCCTGTTGACAAATAGCCTTTTGCTGCTTGCATTGGTAAAACAAATTAGCATTTGACATATGATCTTTATGAAACATGTAGTGTACTTTAAGCTGTTTCTTTTCACATTTGGCGCATGGATAGTCAAGATTAAAATCAAGGTAATGAGCCATTATCAACAAAGGATCATCTAGGTTATTAGCCTCTGCAAAACTAGCTATTAGGTTCCAGTTACAACTCTGCTCCTCAGGTGCTTCAGAAAACTCAAATTGAAAGAGACCTGGCTTATTTTCTTCAATCAGACTAAAGGGATCTTTACACAAGCAATTATAACATTCCAGGGGCTTATTAACTCCTTTACATAAGAGAAAACTTACAGTACAAAAACCAGCACAGAAATTTTTTATAGCAGAAACCCTATGTTTCCCAAGAGTAATTATAAGAATTAAGTTTCCCTCTTCAAATTTATGCCTACTTTTAAATTCAGGTTTAAACTTTTGAATTTTTTCATACAATACAGGCCCCTTTTCTGCAGTGGTATATAACAAAAAACAATTTAATGTTTTATTACTATATATAGCATGACTAAGATAATCAGAAAGAGAATTTGGAAAATCGACAGGATCATTATGAACTTTAGATCCCTTTGTCTTCGGCGGTGTGCTAGTGAAACTTGCCTGCGAAGCGTTTGAATCTCCTTCTCTAGGAGGTTTAGGGGGAGAACATTGGGAGGGCGGTGGAGTGAAGTTAGGGGTGAAGTCAGACGAGCAGGTAGAGTCCCTCCCGGAATCTCTGGCATATGAAGAAGAGGAACTCTCCGAGGTCTTGGGAGTAGAGGAGAAAAAATCCTGCGAGGAGGAGGAGTGGGGGGTCTTTCTTCGTCGCTTGAAACTGGTTTGGGTGCTGGTTGAGGGTCCTTCTTCATCACTGGATTCAAGGACTTCATCACAATGTATGTCGGGTCCTCCTCCTCGTCTGTCGTTAGTTGAGGTGCGCTGGTACTTGGGTGGACTGGGTGAAAATTGTGCATACCACCACTCCTTAAATTGCGGGGTCCCATATATTGGCGATTCATCCTACAAAGAAATAAGTATAAATACCCAATAAAACCACAATGTACCACACCTTTAAAGCCCTACTCACCAAAATTAGGAAAGGCTGTGACGTCTGCGGTACAGGTCGTGGGCATTCAATCTCATGGAGATAAAAGGGGTATCTTGTATAAGTCTTTTCCACCATATGAGATGCTGTTCAGTACCACAAAGTCCGTACCAATCCAGGTAACATCTATGGCAAAAACATGCTCCCCAGAGGACGTACCTTTTATCCTCTTTCATAATTAGGTGCTGCTGTCTCAACATGCATACTATACATCTGCATTTATAGGCTGCAATTCTTGTAAAGCAACAAGGAAAAACCTTAATAAATTTTTCCTCAAAGCCATCTACTGCCTCTCTGAGGGTCAATAAATCATCCCAATCATCCAAACTCATATTTCTCACCTGCTGCATGTCAAATCTGTTGTCTCTCATTTCAAGCAGTTGATTGTTAAACAATTGCCACAGAGAATTTAATTTTCTCATTTTTTCCCCATCTCCTCCCTTATCCGGATGGTATACTAAACACATCTTCTTAAATTGGTGCTTCATTAAAGGATAATTCCCATATTCATCAGGTGGCAAATCTAAAAGAGATATAAGTTCTTTTCTTTGAGATCTAGAAAGAATTTGATCCAT